GACTCACGTGAGGAGGAGGAGCGCAAGTTCCACACCGAGCTGCGCCCGACCGAGGTCTACGACGCGTTGGAGTTCTGGGGCAAGATCAGCGGCCGGATGCTGCAAGAGTGGGGCATGACCGAGGAGGAAGTGCCCGACGTCGACCGCGAGTACGACGCCAACATCTGGTGCGTTGGGAACTACATCATCAAGGCGGTGCTCAACTACGACCCGCTGGGCGAGAAGCCCTACGCCAAGACCAGCTTCATCAAGCAGCCCGGCGCCTTCTGGGGCAAGGCCATCCCCGAGATCATCGAGGACATCCAGAACGTCTGCAACGCAGCAGCCCGGGCTCTGGTCAACAACATGGCGATTGCCTCCGGGCCGCAGGTCGAGGTTAACCTCGAACGCCTGCCCCCCAACGAGGACATCACCCAGCTGCAGCCGTGGAAAATTTGGCAGGTGCTCAACGACCCACTGGGTTCGTCGGCTCCGGCAGTGCGGTTCAACCAGCCCAACGACAACGCCAACACGCTCGTGGGGGTCTACGACCGCTTCTCGCGCATGGCTGACGACCACAGCGGCATCCCGGCCTACATCTACGGCGACACCAACGTGCAGGGGGCAGGACGCACCGCGTCGGGCCTCTCCATGCTGATGGGCTCCGCGGGCAAGGGCATTCGGCAGGTGGTGATGCACATCGACAACGACGTGCTCAAGACCATCGTGCAACGCCAGTTTGTCTACAACATGCGCTACGATCCCGATGAGTCGATCAAGGGCGATGCACAGGTCGTTGCTAAGGGCGCGGTTAACCTCGCTGTCAAAGAGACGGTCAACGTCCGCCGCGTGGAGTTCCTCAACGCCACGGCCAACGAGTTCGACATCAACATCATCGGGCCGCAGGGTCGCGCAGCGCTGCTGCGTGAGGTCGCTAAGGGGCTGCAGATGTCGGTCGATGACATCGTCCCGTCGCGTGAGAAGCTGGCGATGAACGAACGGCTTGCCGCTGCAGCGCAGCAGATGCCGGCACCCGGTGGTGGGCAGCCTGCAGGGCAGAACATGGACCTCGCCGGTGCACCGGCTGGAGGGACTAACCTAATGACCGGGGGGCCGCAGTGAAGCAGGCCACACCCGAAGTAATCCACGCGCTGGCTAACAGCGTCCGTCAATACCCAGTCATCCAAGAATGGCTGGGAGAGTGGCGGATGTCTGAGCTTGAACGGCTGCCCAGCGTGGGACAGAACGTGACACTTGCACAGGGGCGGTGTCAGGTCTTAGGCGAGCTTTACAAGCTCGTCAGTGAGTCCCCTGACTTAGCAGCAAAGTCCCGTAGGGGCAGCTGATCCAACCACGCACACCCGAGAGGAGCGTCCAAATGGCTATTCCCGCGCAAATCCGCAAACAGTCCGAGGCTGTTGCGAAGCTGTATGAAGAACTCAATCCGACCGACGAGGGCCAGTCCCCGGCGGAGGGTGAGGCCCAACAGCCGACCGAAGCCAACGGTGAGGGCGGTTCTGCCGCTGAGTCGGCGCCTGCAGAGCAAGGGCGAACCGGCACCACGAACGATAACCCGACCGCCGAGCAGCGGTATCGTACCCTTCAAGGTATGTACAACGCTGATACGGCCCGCCTCCGGGCGGAGAACAATCAGATGGGTCAACGCGTCACTCAGCTCGAACAGCTGATCGCGTCGCTTTCCGCGCCCCAGCAGGTAAACACTGCACAGGTTGCCGCGGCGAAGCTCATCACCGACAAGGACGTTGAGGATTACGGCGACTCGATTGAGGTCATGCGCCGTGCTGCCCGTGAGGAAGTTGCTGCAGCGCAGCAAGAAGTCTCGGAACTCAAACGGATGGTTATGCAGATGCAGACCACTGTCGTCCCCAAGGTGGAGAGCGTTGCACAGCGACAGGCGCTTAACTCTGAGCAGATGTTCTGGTCTGAACTGTCGGCAGAAGTCCCAGATTGGCGTGAAATCAACGCCGAGCAGGGCTTCCACAACTGGCTGCTTGAAGTCGATCCGTTGTCGGGCGTAGCCCGGCAGTCGTACCTCGACAACGCGCAGAACCAGCTGGATGCACGACGGGTCGCAGGGTTCTTCAAGACATGGCAGTCAATGAATGGCGGTTCTGTTGCTCAATCACCTCGGAGCGTAGCCAGCTCTCAACTCGAAAAACAGATTTCCCCCGGGCGTGGCCGTACCTCAGCGAGCAGCATGACTGCCAATGAGGCCAAGGCATACAACCGGACGGACGTTGCCAAGTTCTTTGACGACGTGCGCAAAGGTCTGTATAAGGGTCGTGAGCAGGAGCGTGACCGGATCGAACGCGACATCTTCGCCGCACAGCGCGAAGGTCGCATAACATAAACTGGCTAAGTGAAAGGACACCACATGGCCTATCCCGTTGCTCCCGGCCGTCCCGACTACTCGGGGAATTTTATTCCCGAGATTTGGTCCGGCAAACTGATCGAGAACTTCTACGACGCCACCGTGCTGTCGGCGATCTCGAACACCGACTACGAAGGCGAAATTCGCCGCATGGGCGATACGGTTAACATCCGTACCCAGCCCAACATCACCATCCGTGAGTACGTCAAGGGTCAGAACCTTGTCGTCGAGAACCCGGATTCGCCCAAGCTGCAGCTGCTCATCGACAAAGGTGAGTACTTCTCCTGCATCGAAGACGACATCGACCGTGTTCAGTCGGACATCAAGCTGATGGACATGTGGTCGAAAGACGCTTCCGAGCAGATGAAGGTGAAGATCGACCAGCGCGTGCTGACCGACATGCTGCCGGACATCGCCGCAGCCAACAAGGGTGCCACTGCTGGTCAGCAGTCGGCAGCGTTCAACCTCGGCACGACCGGCTCGCCGCTGACCGTGACCAAGGACGGCGCATCGGCCACCACTCCGGTTGTCGACCTGATCGTTGACATGGGCACCGTGCTCGACGAGGCCAACGTGCCGGAGTCGGACCGCTACCTTGTGATCCCGGCCCGCATGGCTGGTCTCATCAAGAAGTCCGAACTCAAGGATGCTTCGCTGACCGGCGACAGCACCAGCCCGGTCCGCAACGGCCGTCTCGGCATGATCGACCGCTTCACCCTCTACGTGTCGCACAACCTGAACGTCTCGTCCGGCAAGACTTCGATCATCGCCGGTCACAAGATGGGCTTCACCTTCGCGTCGCAGATGACTGAGATGGAAACTATCCGTGCCCAGTCCACCTTCGGCAACATCGTGCGCGGCCTGCAGGTGTACGGCTACAAAGTCACGAAGCCTGAGGCGCTGGCGCAAGCCGTCGTCCAGTTCGCATAAGGAGACCAGATCATGGTTGCTTACACTGACTCTCTCGGGTTCTACAAGAACTCGGCTGGCTTCACCGCCAACGGCGCAGACCGCGTTAGCGTCACCGAGATCGACCTCGATTTCGCTAAGATCGCGGCTGCCCGCACCGCCGCCAGCGCTGCTGCGCTGGGGTCGGGCGACACGCTGGTCATCGCTGTCTTGCCGAAGGGCTCGTTTGTCCTGTCCGGTGTTGGTACGGTTGTTCGCGCCGAAGGCGCTGCAGCTAACATCGACGTCGGCATCGGCGGCGGCACCACCGATTTCTGGCTGGATGGTTTCGACCTGAACGCCGCTGTCGGTACCACCGGTGGTTACGCGGATGCTGCAGCTTACTACTGCGCAGTCGATACCAACGTCCTGATGACCCTGAACTCGGCCAGCATTGACGCTGCTCGTGTGAAGGTTTCTCTGGCGGTGGTGAACATGGGCGCCGAACTCGGCGAAATCCCGTCGGCCTAACGGTAGGGGCTTCGGCCCCTACCTCCAACTCAGGAGGATAAGATGGGTGTCTATACAGGTATCTCGCAGGACAACGTGCGGATCAACAGCGGCAATGCAACTCTGCAGACGCTGACCGTAACGGGTACTGTGTCGATTACCGGCATGGTCCAGAACGTGCGTCAGCGGTTTACGATCGCTGAGATCAACGCTGGTGCCACGCTTGTTCCGGCCGTTGCTGGCAAGTCCATCCGCATGGTGTCGTGCAAAGCTATCGCCGTTGGTGGTGCTGCTGGCGCTGTGACCACAGTGGATGTACTCGGCACGCTGTCCACCGGACGTAAGCTCGTTGCCTTTGCTCAGGCTAACCTGACGCAGAGCACGGTGCTGACCGATGGTGGCACTGGTGCGGCTGTCCTTGCAGATGGTGCGTCTTACACCGCAAACGACGCGGGTACGGCCGTCACCGTAGGCAAGACTGGCAGCAACGTGACGACTGCAACGCACATCGACGTGATCTTCGATTACGTCCTTGTCTAATAACTGCGAGGCCCTTCGGGGCCTCGCTACACTCACAAGAGGACACGCCCATGCCCGGCAAGCGGATCACAGACCTCACGGCTCTCTCTGGCGCAAACAGCGCCAATAACGACGATCTCGTGATCTTCGACGCAACGGCCAGCGAGACCAAGCGCATCTCGCGCTCGCAGCTGGCTGAGGGTATGCAGGCTGATGTGCAGGTCTTATCGAATAAGACCATGGCTCTCGGGTCCAACACCATCACGGGCACGACCGCCCAGTTCAACACCGCGCTTACCGATGGCGACTTCGCCACACTGGCAGGCTCGGGAGTTCTGACCAACAAGACGATCGACAGTGCGACCAACACGCTGCAGGGGTCTGATGCCTCGCGGCTGCACTGGTTCAAAGACGTGGCTGCACTGCTCGCCGACACGACACTCGTGGCCGCTACGGGCGACGTCGTACAGACGCGTGAGGAAGGGTTTGCCTACGAGGTTGCAGCATCCGGGGCCACCGACCAGCACGTCACAACGGCTGGCGGTGTGAAGCTCTATGCGAAAACAGGAGCAGATGGTGGCTTCAATGCAGCCGCTTGGGGCATTGTTCCAAGCAACGTGCTTGACCAGACCACTGTGGTTCAAAAGGTAATCGACTTCATCAGCCAAAGCACCGAGCGGCTTGGTCCTCTGACATTCCCGGTCGGCGTTTACCGTTTCAACGTCATCATTCGTTCGGACGTTTGGATTAAGGGTGCAAGCCGCAGAAACACCATCTTTTCGCCTGCTACCAACGCTGCGGTATTTAGGGTTCCGACTGACAGCTCCACAGTCCGCATCACATTTGAGAATGCGAAAATTGTTGGTGACCTAGCTATGGCAGCGCAGGACGGCATCTCTCTCTCACCGTCTGGCGCTACCTTTGTGGACACGATCACTCTGCGGCAGTTTGATATTGTAGATTGCGGTCGGTATGGCTTACGGGCTGTCGGGACTTCAACGGCTGGCCCGTTTGTCCAGCGCCTTCACCTTGATGACGTTCTGATTTCTTTCTGCGTGGATGAGGGCCTGTCTTTGTCGGGACCTGTTCTTGAGGCGTCGTG